GCCCTTGACCCATCGCTCAAGGCCAACGATGCAATGCTTGCTCCCAAAGTGGGAGGTGCTGTGCCTCCTGGCGGACGCGATCCATTAAATCAAGAGAATGGCACACTGCCAATGGACGGCTCCAGAGAAGTCCAAGACGCTGCTGGACTATTTCTGGAAGGCGACCTAGAGCATGAACGCGGCGACGTGGAATTTACGGACAAAGAGCTTCACCAACAGGCGATTGCCGCCGCCAAGAGCAAATTCAAGACTTGGCCCAGCGCAGTGGCGGGAGCCTATGTGACGCGCAAGTACAAGGAGCTTTACAAGCGCAAGCACGGCTCCATGGAAAAAGCTTTCAAAGGCAAGAAGACCACTGCCGAGTATTTCAAGGAAGATGCAGAAGCAATCAAGGCAAGTGGCTTGGTACTGGGCGGCGTTGACGAAGCGGCTCTCATTTCTGAAGAGGACATTGCCGAGGCCCTGCAGCAATGGAAAGCAGAGGCTCCAGCCCAGTTCAAAGAGCTGCTAGAGGCCGACAATGCTGAATGACCTAAGCGGGCTGTCTCAAGCCGTGCTGGCCACTAGGCTGGACGCTGCGTGGTCTTACGACCAACGTACTGGACGCTACCGCAACGAGAAAGGACGGTTCATGAGCCAGAAGGCTGTTGAAGCCTTAGTAGATGGCCGCATTGGCAGGCTGGACACTACGCTCAGGCGCGTTACAAAGATGATGGCCGATGGCAGCATCACGCTGGAGCAATGGCAAGGCAGCGTCAGGGAAGCCATCAAGGCAGCTCACATTCAGACAGCAATCATTGGCCATGGCGGAAAGGACAGTATGGGCAGTGTCGAATATGGCCGCATCGGTCAAAGGCTTCGTGCAGAATACGCTTATCTACAGGACTTTGCTAATGACGTTCTGGCTGGCCGCGCTAGTCCTGCCATGGCTGTTGCTCGTATCAGCTTGTACGCTGAAAGTGTACGTGGCTCTTACTGGCAGGGTTTGGAGCTTCGGAAGCAAGCGGAAGGCTATGGACTGATGCGCCGCATCCTCGACCCACAAGCCCGGCACTGCGCTGATTGCCCAGCCTACGCAGCTCGCGGCCTTGTCCCCATCGGCACCCTCCCGATGCCAGGGCAGCGTTGTCAATGCAGGGCACGGTGCAAATGCCGAGTGGAGTTCTACCGTCAGCAAGCGCCTAATGCTCCCGTGTGAAGAGGCCCTAGTATCTAGCGAGCTTCTTTCTTTCAGTGACACGAATCCTCTACTGCGGAGACGTTGGCGTACAGACGGGCTTCGGCAGGGTGGCCGAATATCTCATTCCCGCCCTCGCCAAAGATCATGACGTGTTTGCACTGTGCGTCAATCATCACGGGGACCCTTCCCCAATGCAGCAGCATTGTCAGATGTTTCCGGCGATGGCGCATGGCTCCGACCCATTCGGTTCCCATCGCATTGCTGAACTGGTGCAAACCATTCAGCCTGACGTGGTGTTTATTGTCAATGACATTTGGGTGGCGGTCACGCTTGTTGATAAGATCGAGCCACTGAAAGAGAAGCTAGGCTTCAAAACCTGCGTCTACACTCCCATCGACTCCTACGGACTATTCCCTGAGCTACTTCCTGCCCTGAACAAATGGGAAAAGCTCGTCACCTACACAGAGTTTGCCAAGGGCGAAATTGTGAAGATGGGCTATGAGCGTCCCGTTGGAATTGTGGGCCATGGCACGGACTTTACCAAGTTCTTCCCCATTGACAAGCAGCAATGCCGGAAGGATGTTGGCGTGCCAGATGATGCGTTCATTGTATTCAATGGCAACAGGAACCAGCCTCGTAAACGCATTGACTTGACCATCAAGGGCTTTATCAAGTTTGCAAAAGACAAGCCTGATGCTCGCCTGTGGCTCAACATGGGAGCCAAAGATATGGGCTGGGAACTGATCCCTTTGTTCAAACGTGTGGCTAGGGACGCAGGCTACGACCCTGCGGGCAAGCTCATTCTCACCAGCCCGAATTTCTCCACGCATAACTGTCTTCCCATTGAGCAGCTCAACAAGGTGTATAACGCAGTGGACGTGGGTATCAACACTTGCTTGGGTGAGGGCTGGGGCTTGGTCAACACTGAACATGCCGCCACTGGCCGTCCGCAGCTAGTGCCAGACCACACAAGCCTGAAGGAAATCTTTAGCGACGTGCCTCGCATTCGCATTGAAAGCTGGGAAACCGACAGGAACTATGGACTGGAGCGCGGGCAAGTATCACCCGATCACCTTGCCGAACTGCTCACGGAATACTACGAAGATCGAGACAAGATGAACGATGATGGCGCGTGGTGCTATTCACGCATTCATGAGGATCAATTCTCTTGGGAGCATGTCACTAACAAGATGCTGGGCTATATCAATGAATTGCTCAAGCCTGCCGTTGCAGCTCCTGAGTTCAAAGGTTTTGGCGCTCCAGTGAAGGTGAATTGATCATGCAGGTTTCGCAAATCTTTCTGACTGATGAAGGCGGCAAAGAACTGCCTCCTGCGCTGGAGCAATTGACAAGCACAGTTCAACAGGGCTTTCTTGGTGCGGACTATGTTCGCTACAACAACGAAACACTGAGAGAGTTCATTGTTAAGCGCTTTGGAGGGAATGTTGTCAAGGCTTATGACGGCCTTCGCTCCTATTCCAACAAGGCTGACCTTGGCCGTTATTGCATCCTCTACGCAGTTGGTGGTTGGTACTTTGACATTGCCATCAGGCTCCATTCACCAGTGGAGCTTGCCGACCGCATTGACTTCCTTGCGTTCCGCGAGATTCAGAAGTTTACTGGCACTTGCTGGGCGTGCATGACTGCAGTATTGTTTTCCAAGCCTGGCAATCCTGCGCTTCTTAATGCCATTGATCAAGTGGTGGAGAATTGGGCCACCAGGTACTATGGCATCACGCCATTGTCCCCTACTGCTACTCCCGTGCTAGGGCAAGCATTGGCAAAAAATGGCGAGCAGGCATCGTTTGTCTATGGCGACTTCCTGCAGCTAACACCCACTCACAGCAAGACGAACACTGCTTTCGTTCTGCCAGACGGAACTATTCTTGCATGGGGCAAGCCTGCGGGAGGTGGCGACTTGTCCGCTTTTGGGGCTAAGGGTACGAACAACTACAATCAACTCTGGCAAGATCGGCAGATTTACCAGTGAAATACTTTCTGGACCTTGGCACCCACTACCTAGACAATGGCGGGAAGTATTCAGGTTGCGAAAGCGGCTTGCTTACGTTTGAAAAGCAACTATTTTTTGGCAAGGAGCCTCCCTATGACTGGCATGTTCTCACGTTTGAGCCGTCTGCTCATGCAGTACAGGCAAATAAGTCCGCCATTCCCTCCCTTGAAAAACGCTTTCTTTCGTTTCAGGCTTTTCATGCTGCTATTGGCACAGAAGATGCCCTAATCACTTTCAAGTGGCTGCCTGGTTATAGCGCTGCGTCTACTTGCGTGATGGAGCCACTGGCGGAAATCGAGCGGCACCAATGCCAAGAGCTTTACGTGGAGTCAATGGACGTAAAGCGAGTGGTGCAAGAAATCATCGACGCGGACGACGAAGCGACCATCTATATCAAGTGCGACATTGAGGGAGCAGAGTTTACTGTATTGCCGCGTTTGCTGGAAGTCGAAAATGTGGGGCGATGGGTGAAAACAATTTATGTTGAGTGGCATGATCGCTTCTGGCAAGGTAAGTCACGTCACAACGAGATTCTGCAGACCAAAGCTACGATTGTGGAAGACTGCGCCAGGTCAAAGGTGGCGCTTTATGACTGGGTGTGACAATGGCTGACAAAAAGCAGCAAGCCAAGATTCGGCTTGTTTTGCGTGAGTTCAAAAGCGGCAAGCTCAAAAGCAGCAGTGGGGAGAAGGTTGTTGACCCCCGACGCGCTCTCGCCATTGCCCTCTCAGAAGCTGGCATGTCGCGCAAGTCCAAAAAAGACATGGGCGATGAATACTACCTCGCCTTCATGAAGGAGCTTGGCGGAGATGATGACTATGAAGAAGACGGCAGGGGCGACTCTGAATCATTTTCCCCTCCATCGTCTGTTCGCTCTGCTGCTCGCAGAGGACTGGAGCTGCGCAAGAAGCACGGTAAAGGTGGTCTGACCACGCAAGAGGCAGGCAAGCAAGGCATTGGTAGTGGTGTGGCTAGGGCGACAAGTTTGGCCAACGGAGAGGCAGTGAGCTACGAAACGATCAAGCGCATGGCGGCATTCTTCTCTCGGCACGAAAAGAACAAGAGCGGAGGCGAGGATGATGCTGGCCGAATCGCTTGGTTGCTCTGGGGATCGGACGCGGGTAGGGCGTGGGCAAGTCGCATCATTAAGATGGTTGAGAGTCGCCGCAAAAAGCAATGAACGAGCACGTTCACACGATGGAAGACGAGGATGATGATGGCATTGGCATCATGCAAGCCCTCTCCATCCTGTCGGCGCATGAGCATCGAGACACTCCCCATTGGCGGCTAGTTGAGCGGCAACATTTCAAAAATGGGCGGCACGACGAAACCCACATGTTCGTAGAAAACTACTACGAGAAGCCGCATGAGGACTGCGTGCCTGTGAAGATGCTGGTGTTTGAAGCGGAGGCTATTGCCAAGGCGTATGTCATGGCTGGCGTGGAAAGCCAGGTGAGGGCAATCAGGGGTCAGGGTATGGACGATGATGACGACGATTGAGCATCAACGACATAACTAGGTATCCCTAAAAACCAAAGCACGGAAAGGGTGTAAAGTCCGCTAAGTGTTGCCAATTGCACTGCGGATGGTTCTGTTTCGGCTCTTTCCATGCGGCAATAAGTGGAAGCCCCTATGTGCAGCTCTTTGGCAACGTCACGCTGACTGAGCCCGCTATTAAGGCGGGCTTCTTTCATTCTTTCCGCAACGACTAGCTTGCGCTGGTGATGGGGCATCCGTGCAGCGCTAATTGTGCTGCTAACTAGGTAGCGCATGGTGTTTCATCTCTGGCACAAGAATTGCAGTATAGACAGCTCCATTCGTTAGTGTTGTTTCATGAGCGAAACTTCTTTTCGTTACGACGTATCCCCCATTGACAAGTACGAGGTGACGCCGGAAGGCTACCTTCGTGCTTGGGCGACCATTGCGCGTACTGGTGTGCAACTGTACACTGACGCCGATGGTTCCATTCGTAAGGAATATCGTCCAGCGGAAGAAGTTGGCTCAGCAGAAAGCCTTGCTTCATTTGCGGGCAAGGCAATCACGTTTGAACACCCATCCGTCCTTCTTGATAGCAACAATACCAAAGAACACCAAATTGGTTTCACTGGTACAAAAGTGGTTTATGACAACGGATTTGTCCGTGCTGTCATGACTATCACTGACAAAGATGCCATTGAGAAGATCCTGCGGAAAGATGTTCAAGAGGTGAGCGCGGGTTACAGGGTTGAATACGACTCGACACCTGGCGTTACCGACGACGGCGAGCACTATGACGGCGTTCAACGTTCAATTAGTGGCAACCATGTGGCCGTTGTCAGGCGTGGCCGCGCAGGCCCGCAAGTGAAGCTGCATCTTGATCGCCTTGATGCAGCAAACCCAACCCTACTCAATTACGAGGAACCATCTATGACTGCGAAAGTCAATTTCGATGGCGCTGAGTTTGAGGTGAGCGAGAGCGTTGCTCTGGCGGTCACCAAAGAACGAGAGGATGCCAAGAAGTCCTACGAGGATATGAAGAAGATGCACGACGGCATGATGGCCGAAGCGTCCAAGATGAAAGAAGAAATGGACGCAATGGAGAAGGAGATGAAAGGGAAGATGGACGCTGCCGAAGGCCGCGCCGATGCCCTTGCCCAAGAGCTTGAAGCCGCCAAGGCTGATCTTGAAGCCGCCAAGCAAGTGAACGTTGATTCGCTTGTAGACGAGCGCATCGCTCTCATCGACAAGGCTCGCACCACCCTGGACAGCGAGTTTGACTTCTCCGGCAAGACTGCTCGGGAAATCATGGAAGCCTCTATCAAGGCTGTACGTGGCGATTCTGACCTGTCGGAGCGTTCCGACGATTACGTGATGGCCATGTTCGACACCCTGTCGGAAACCGCCCGCAAGGATTCGGCTTCGACTGACAACCTCCGCAAGGCTGTGGCTTCTATCGCCGCGCCTGTGGCTGCACCGTCTTCCTACATGGAGCGTCTGCAGAACGGTTGGAAAACCCCCCTTTCCGTTACTAAGGAGAAGCGCTGATCATGGCCGTCACCTTCACTCAAACTGCAACTGGCGTCACTGGTGGCGTGCAGCAGGCTTATGCCCTGCAGCATGATCCCCTGCTGGAAGGCCAGCTTTCCGACATGCGCGACAACACCATTGGCACTTATGTCAATGAGACTGCTGGCGTGCTTGCTTTCGGCAACGTGCTCAGCTACGCCAGCGGTGGCACTGTTGACAACTCTGCCAAGACCATTTCTGGCACTTCTGAAACCGTGGTGGGCATCAATGTCCTCACCTACGTTGACGAGACTGCGCTTGATGGTAACAGCCGTCCTGGCGTGAAAGTCAACCAAGCTCTCAACGTCATGAACGAAGGCGCCGTCGCCGTCTACGTGCATGGTTCTGTCACCCCTGCCTCGGCTGTGCGCGTGATTCACACTGCTACTGGCGTCAAGTATGCCGGTCAGTTCCACGCCACGTCCATCTCTGGCCGTACTGCTGTGCTCTCCAATGCTCGCTATCTGACTAGCGCTGCTTCGGGGCTGGCAATCCTTGAGCTGAACGGTCCTTCGTTCACGCTCACCGCTGACACCACCACTGCTTGATAGGAGGCCCTACCAATGTCTGAATTTCGTATGGATGAGGCGGGCCTGTTTCTTGAGCGTCAGCTTGAGTACATCCGCCCCCAAGTGTTTGAGACCGTCTACGCGGACATCAAATACCCCACCATTCTGCCTGTGACTGCCGAAGCCGGTAACGCAGCGCAAACCTTCACCTACCGCGTGATGAACAGCACTGGCGACTTCCGCCTGCTGGCCGACGCTGCTGATGACCTGCCACGGGCTGACATTAGCCAAGTGGAGAAGAGCATCAACATCCGCTCCTTTGGTGGCAGCTTCGGCTACACCGTGCAGGAACTGCGGGCTGCTCAAATGGCCAACATCGCCCTGGAGCAGCGTCGTGCTGCTGCCGTGCGTCGTGCCTACGAGGAGAAAGTGGAAGAGATTGCCATGTTCGGTGAGGCTTCTGCTTCGCTGGCTGGTTTCTTTAACAACTCCACGGTTGACGTGCTGCAGGCTGACAAGTGGTTCACCGATAGCGGCACCACTTCTGAAGAAATGCTTGAGCTGCTGAACTATGGCGTGACTGCCATTGTCAACGGCTCCAAGATGAAGGAAACGCCTGACACCATCCTCATTGCCTATGAGGACTTCCGCGTGATCTCCACCCAGCGCAATTCCGATTCCTCGGACGTGACTGTGCTGGAATACTTCCTGCGCACCAACCCCTACATCACATCCATTGAGCCGATCAATCAGCTCGATGCAGACAACAGCGTACTGAACACCAATCGCATGGTGGTTTACAAGCGCGATCCGCAGAAAGTGCAACTGCACATTCCGCAACCGCTTGAGCTGTTCCCGCCTCAGCAGCGTGGTCTGGAGTTTGTGGTGCCTGCTCACGCTCGCGTGGGTGGTGTGGCCATCTACTTCCCCAAGAGCGTCATCTACGTTCAAAACAACTGAGGATGAGGAGGTTTAGGGCGTTAGGCTTGGCGGCAGTTCCTAGTTGAACCAATGCTTATTGCTTATCGCCCTGAACTGGAAAATCCGCCGCGTGAAGGGGGCTTTGGCGTGATCACCAATGCCGGGATTATTCAGCTCACTCCTGGCGTCAATGCAGACGTGCCTGAGTCCAAATGGGCAGAGGCTCGTCAAAACCGACAAGTGAAGCGCCTGATGGCCATTGGTGCCATTGAAGAGATGAAGGACATGCCTACTGTGCAAGACATTCCGCAAAGCGTGGAAACCCTGTCTCAGCTTGCGCAGCGCGATGCTCTCAGCATGATTGAGATTATGCACGATGAAGAGCAGCTTCTTGACTGGAAGAAGATCGAAGGCCGCATCCGCATCCGCAACGCCATCGCCCGCCGCATCGAAGCCATTAAAGCAGGGAAGGCATAACCATGGCCGTCACTGCATCTGGTTTTCTGGAGCGGTTTCCTGAGTTTGAGCCCCACCCATCGGGGATCGTCAACGGAGCCATCACTGAAGCATCGGCGGATGTAAGCGAGGACATTTTTGGCAGTCAAACTGACCGCGCCATCAAGCACCTTGCGGCTCACATCATTGCCATTCAACTTGCACAAATGGGCATCCAAATTGGCGCTACTGAAGGCAAGGTTTATGGCAAAGGGCTTGAGGCCACGCAATATGGCCAAGAGTTCAAACGAATGCTTGAAACCGTCGCTGGTTCCACTTCCATTGGCTTCGTCGCATGATCAACGGTCTGTCGCCACTCGCTAATGCCACCCTGGTTTGGCAAGTGGCTTCGGGCTATGCTCTGGACGAAGAAACTGGCAATTACGTTGGCCTATCATCAGGCGTCACATACTATGCCAGTCTCAAGCAAAAGAACAATCCACGGTATGACTACCTTCTAGGCGCTGACAATACGGCAGTGTATATGGAAGGCAGGCTGACAGGGCCTCTGGCATTGTCTGGCATCACTCCTGGGAGTTCGGCTGCTGCAACGATCAATGGAAGGGAAGGACGGTTTGAGCTATTGCCCAATGAACACATTGCCGAACACTACTGGCAGTTCTTGGGCACGCCAATCAGGGGCATTTTTAGACTGGTTGGCAAAGGAAGCGTACAGAACGTCTGACGCTTAACCACTTTCTCTTTCCATTGAGGCATTATCATGCTCTACCACCCCACTGAATTGGTTAAGAGCCAAGACGTTATTGTACGTGTTGGCGCTATTCCCCTGGCCTCTGGTCGTCCTGTGATCACGCAGAGCGGCGCTACGTTCACCGTGAGCGGGGCTCCCACCCTCTTCACCCTGCAGGCTGCCACCACGGCTTCTGTGGCCTTCAACGATGGCAACCAAGAGTT